TTACGCAGCGATCCGATGGACAAGCCGCCGGCGCGCGTCCTTTGAAAAGACAGCGTGCTCGTCAACGTAGTAAGCCTTGCCGACTTTCTCGGCCGGAGGATAGATCTTGCCCTGGCGCGCCCACGCGCGGAGCGTGTCGATGTGCGGCGGCGGGTCATAGTTTCGGGCGGCCCATTTCTCAAGACTGACTTTCATTATTTACTCCACTCCCAATACAGCCGGGTGTTTCATTGATTTTTGCGGCTCCGTAAAGCTCACACCGGTGCTCCGTGCTTTGTCGCTATCCCTTCGGTCATCAGTCGTTGGTTCATGATGTGCTCCGTGTGCGGCCGGGTCGTTTCGATGATTCGTGCTGCTGCGTTGGTCATTTGTTGCCGGTGTTACGATGTTCGAAATAGCGGGAGGTGTAGATGGCGTACTACGGCATTACCCACGCGCGTATTGACGACGCAACGGGGCGTGCAACCCATGTTCGCTATGCGCTGATCAACCCACAGACGAACTCGTGGGGATCTCCATTTGCAGATGTAGATATCGACCAGATCATCATGCTTCTCATGAGCGGTGATCATGTCTACGCGCTCCACACCGTCGAAGGGCTCAGTCCGCCCGGACCGACAGTGGGTTTCGTTGTTGGCGACAGCGGCTATGAGTGGATCGAGGTCGAGGAGCCTGAAAAGCACGAAGGGCGGTTGCTTCGCGATCTGCCTGCTATGTAGGTTTTTCTTCAATAACCTCGTCAGTGCCGCTTGGCCCGTTGTAGTCATTGACCTACGCGGATAGCCGCGGCGAGCAGTTGTTCACGTGCATTCACTAAAGCCCGATAGGTGCGGGGGCCATGGCATCCATGCTCGATGCACCATGTCAACTCGGCCAGCGTTTCAGGCTCGCCCGTCTTCGGCTCGGCCTGCTGCTGAACCATTTTGTCGACATCAACAGAATGGTCGGTAACAAACGGCTCAGCGTTCGGAGCGGGGCTTCGTGCAAGCGCGGACGCGATCTGCAGCAGTGCCGTCCGGTACCGCCCCATCGTTTGGAACGTGGCGGCGAAGCCGTCATCTGCGATCAGTGCGCGCAGCTTTGCGAGCTCCGTTGACCCGGCCGGGGGATTGAGCGTGCCTTCCTTCGGGCTTTCCGTGGCCGACATCACAACGCCCCCCGTTTCGGCCGAACAGCGCCGTTGATCTTCTGCATGCCCATCCGGCGCCCGCCACGGCGCGCGGCCTGCATGACTTCCTGACACGAGCGGTGCGTTTTGACGGCGCCGTCGAGATCTCGTGCGCAGGGGATGCTGATGCTCTCCCACACGACAACGCCGTCGACGCGCAGTGTGTAGCTGCAATGCAGCGAGCCGGGCACGGGGCGGCGTTGCACGTCGTGTTTGCCGATGCGAAGGGTGGCGGGGGTACGGTTCACTATGCGATGCATGGTTGGTCTCCGTTGCGGCTGGTCAGTCGTCGATGTCGCCTGCAGCCAGTTTCTTGAGGTCGACCCACACGCGGCGGGTCGTGCGAATGCGCGGATGGGTGCGGGCGTGCGCGGATGCCTCGATGGCGGTGCGGACGGGGCCCGCGGCCAGGGCCTGCGCGTCGGTGCAGATGAGGCGCAGCTTGTTGCGCTCGGCGAGCACGGCTGCGTCTGCAATGGGGCGCGGAGGCATGTCAGCCCCCGAGCACCATTGCGGCTTCGGGCGCGATGGCGCCGGCGAGGCCGAACGCGAAGAGCACTACGGCAAGGCCGAGGGCAGGGTGGTGGCTGAAGTAGCCGGACGCGAGGCGGTGGAGGGTGGTGCGGCGCATCGTGTCCTCCTCATGCCTGGCGCTGGGCAACGCGCGTGGGCTCTGTCTCGGATGTTTCGTCGAGATGGAGGGCGTATGCGTGGAGGGCTAGGACCAAGCCAAGGGCGGCGAGGTAGGTAACGATGGTTGTGAACCGAAGGAAGTGCTGCATATTCGCTCCGTGTAGTTGACGGAGCAAAGATTACCCATGGGTATTTTTTATAACAATACCTTTGGGCGTATCTGAATGTAGAGATTTGTTACCCGCCGCGCTCTGGTGGTACGAGCGGGCGGGAGGCAAGTACTCTCGGGCAGCATTGGCGGCTGCTGAACACCGGCTACCGATGTCCGGCGGGGTTCATTTCCCTAGTCTTTGCTAGCCGCAAAGAAAGCTTGTTTTGAGTAGTACGGGAAGCGCTCCGGATAGCGTGTTCGGTAGCCGCTGTCGAGAGCGTCGATGAGCTCTTCTGTTGCCCAGGAGATCTCGTCCAAGATCGGGCTATCCCCGTCCTGCTTAATAAACTCGCTACTGCCGAAATTCTTCAGGGAGATGGCCTGCCGGAGGGACACGATCGCCCTTGAGAACTCCGAGTCGTCGAAAAGACGAAGTCGAAGAATTCGCCTCTCGACCGACTCAAGCGAGACAAGGACATGACGACCGTCGACGCCCGAAAACTCTTCTGCACAGTGAAGTGAGCAAGCTGCAGCTTCGACCTCGCGGAGTTCAGCGAAGATCTCGTCGAGTTCGGAGCGGACCTCTTTTCTGCGCTCTCGTGCTTCGCCCAGAAAGTGGACAACCACCCAGCCTGCAATGACAAGAAGCCATGTGATGAACTGGGGCCACACAGGTTGCGATGCCGATCCCACGTTAGCGATCAAGCCTTAGTTTTCGGCTGCGCTTCGCGGATATAGCCTTCCACTTCGGCAATGATGCTGGGGCGCGAGGAATGAAATTCGAGCACCCGAAGAGCGTGCTCTTTACTCGTTCGCCCCTCGCGCACCAACCCTCCGAAAGCTTCCTCGAGGAACGAAGAGCCGTACGCGCGCGCGCCATCGAAATCGATAACGATGCGATCCTCTTCGTTGATGATCGGAGCCAAATGTTCTTCGCGGAACCGCTGGCCGCTGTTTGGGCCGTCTTCAAAGAAGCGCCCAGCCGGGTACCGAGAGAAATCGGTAGCGACACGGATGGTCTTCATCATCATTTCGTAAGTGGAATACGCCAGTTGATAAGTGTACCGAAGATGCTATCACGGTACTCGTGAGTCGTCGTACGCGTCCCGTTCTTGACGTACGCCCCCCTGTTGCTGTGGATCACTAGGCGACTTTCGGGAGACTCCGTCACAATGTCGAGCAATTGTGTGAGGCCGCGTCCGCGCCCCGCTTGCGCGGTCCGTGTAGCGCCAAGCTTCACTGCCTCCTCAATCACATTGTGATCCCTCGTTCTCCCGAGCGTTGTTAGGTAACTCCATATGCTCGGATGGGTATATGGGAACGTTTCTGGTATTCCAACTCCCAGATCGCACAGAACGACGGAAAGGTATCCGTCCTTCGCGGTTGAGAACATCCACCAGTACTTGCTCTGTTCGTTCAACTCTAGGCCGTCGGCGCGCCTACCACTATATGCATGATGGATGACATTGGTCATGCCTTCCGTCATGCCCACGTACAGGGCCTCGTGTAGTGGCGGCGCCAAGCCACCTTCAAAGGGCTTGCCTACCAAGCTTTCATATTTCTCACCGTCGACAGTAACGCCGGTCGCGAAGTGCCAGTGCACCACATCTTGCTGTGAAGGGACTATTCGGTTCCTGCAGCCGAGGAAATCGAGGAGCCCGATTTGCTTGAGGACTTCGGCGACTTTCATGTTCCGCGGTAGACCGCAGTTGATCCTCACCCCTGGATAGTGCGCACGAAGGCGTCGGATTTCCGCGTACAACAGTAGCATCCCGTCGGAGAATGCCCGGCTGGTACCAGCGAAGTCCACTACCGTATTCCGCAGCTCTTTTCCGACGTATTGCCTGAGCAATGTTATGGCGTTCAGAAGCTCGCTACGGTGCTGCGGATTGTTAAGGCGGATCTGATCAGGCAGTCGGACTCTCGACCACGGAACTGTCCGTTCGTTACGTCGCGCTCGGTGGTGGAAGTGAGGCAGGCTTAGAAAGCGCGCCCGTTTATCTAGATAGAGCTTTCTCTTAAGGGAGAGCTTTTTCATGTACTTGCAATGTGTCCTGCGTTCGCGTTACTCGTCCCACAGCTCACCGCAATGGTAATCCCTGTAGTAGCGCCATCCACCGACGGCGATGGCGACAATCAATAGGGCTATCGGAATCCAAAACATCCATAACATCTGAGGCTCACAGACCAACTTCGGGCTGACGCCTTTCATGATCGAGCACGGTAGATCATTGACGAACCAAGCCAACACTAGACTCGCTAAGGCGATCAATCCAACCTGGCCTCCCTCGGCAAGATAGCGAAACTGACGTGGGATGCGATCGCGGCGCTTGCCGTACCGTATTGCCATGATGGTCCACTAGAAAATGAGAGATGCGATGATGTTGTCACACTGGTTTCCATTGACATGCCCCTTTGGGAGGGGTGACGCCTGAATTTTTCTTACATCAGTTAAAAAATCCATGTAAATCTCCGTGGCATTCGGTGGGCTGGGTGTGCTGTTGAAATTCGCCTGCCCCGCGGTCATATTCATGGCTCCACTTGAAGGGGGCGGATATGGGAACTTACGACGATCTGAAACGAGACCTGGACGCAACAGTTGACCGCGTGCGAGGTCATAGGGTGGCACTCCGAGAGGCCGCTTCCTCCGTTCGAGAGGCCGCCGTCAAGATGCTTGGGGCGCCAGACGAAGCGGTCAATATCGAGCTGCCGGAGGGGGAAGAGGAGGCGGATTTCCTCGGTCCTCGTGGTGAAGCTGCCGATGCGCGATTGTTAAAATTTGACCTGGTGGTCCAATTCGGTGATGGTAAAGGTGCGCTGATTCACGAGGCACGAGTTCCAGTCAAGCTCCGCCGCAATCGATTCGGCATTGAGATCTCGATTGCAGGCGAGGGGCCGTTCCAGTGGCAACAGGGGGCCAATTTAGGCTATTCCGTTGAAAGCGCGCTCTCCGAGTCTTTACGCAAGAGCGTCAATAAGCGCGTCGACCGGTCGGTGCTGGTGAACTAACTGAAAGCCCGCTGCGCGGGCTTTTCTTTTTGCAGCAATACTTCAGCTTTCACCGCGCCCTTGCGAATCGCGATGAACGCGCCGTTAAAGGCCTCGCAATGTTTTGGTTACGTGCCCACAGACGCAACGCAAGCACTTCCCACGATGTGCGTCAACGAAGCCTCCACCGCGACGAGCAGCTCACCACCCTCGAGCAACATCTCTTCGGAAAGCGCACTCACGTTCGCTGCAAAATATGCCGCCTCTTGGCCGGCCGGCGGCATCCACGCCGATACCTGAGCGCGCGCGTTCCGGAATAGTTGAATGGCATTCAGCGTATCCAGTTTCGTCTGCGGCGTTGCTCGTCCTGGCTGCCGCACAAGTTCCCAAAGACAGTTCGCTACTGTCTCGATGTGGAGCTGTGTGATGCTCAGCAGGATGGCCGTAGTTTCCGGCGATGCGCGTAACTGCTTGCTGAACGCGAGACGTAGCATTTGCTCGCAGCGGTGATAGCGCGCAGTGGCATCGTTCCATTTTTCCTGCAGAGTAGCTTGCATAGCTTGGTCTAAGGCTCCTTGTTGGTGGTGGTGGGGATGCTGGGGACGGTTTCGCGTATCACCGCGCTGTGCCTCCGGACCTTGCTCTTTCGCTCGCAGCTTGATCACAAGACGCAACTGCATCGCAGCGTCGGCAGCCTCGGTTAGCTTGTGCCTGTAGACGCCCCCGACGACGAAGGCTGGCTTGTGGGCCGGCGATGTAGGTTTCAGGATCAGTGCGATGCCGTCGTACGCATCGCTCTGGATGTGCTCCAGCAGCAGGGACACTGCGCGATCGAGGTCGCGTCGGTACGCGGTAGCAAGATGCGTGTCTTGTTGTGGCCCGCTTTCCCTACACGGAGGTCTTCCAGGCGGTGTGCGCGTGCCTGGCTGCGGAAACTGAATGAGGGTGCCCATTGGTGATTCGACTGACTGCCCGCGCGGGCAGCAATGTTGTTAGTGGGCGACCAACAATAGAATAAGAATTCTCCTATTCGCTTCCTGCTCAACAGGAAACAAAAAATCCCGCCGAAGCGGGATTCTTTAACTGGCGCGTTTGCGCTGCGCCTTTGCCTTGGGAAGAGGGGGGTAGCCGTAGTCGGATGGCTCGGCAACTTCTGCCGGTGCTTCCTCGAAGCGTTTTGCCTTCGGTCCATCGGATCTGACAAGCCGCGCGCCACCTTTGAGCTGCTTCTTCGCAGCAAGCACTGCTTCAAGGGTCGCAATCGCGGCTTCGATTTCTCGCTCGGACAAATCATTCAGTGCACTGATTGCCAGCGCGCCAAGGTCCGGCGCTGGCGGCGCCTCGTCTTCTGCATCAAGGGAGAAAGGCGGCAAGTGGAGCGCTTGCTCGATCTCGCGCGCGACGTCTTCGCCGATGCGCTTGCCGCCGGCTTTGCCTTCTTCGTACAGCATGCGGCCGACGTATGACGGCGCTTTGCCGATTGCTTGGGCGAGTTTGACGATCGAGCCCTCGAAGCGAGTGACGCGAATTTGGTCCAGCCGCTGCCGACGTCGTTCGTACTTATCCATTCTTTACAAATTCCGGCCCTGTTTTTCGCGGATACGGCCCGCCAAGGTATTGAGATAAAAAATACCCGTGGGTACCATCGTCGCATGGAAAACCTGCGGGCTTACTTAAACGCAATGGCCCCGGATGAGCAGGCGGAATTCGCGCGCTTATGTGGCACGACTATCCGCTATCTGCGCAAGGCAATCAGCCTTCGCATCCGGTTGGGGCCACTGTTCTGCGTCGGCATCGAGAGGGAGACGTGTGCGCTCGTTACGCGCAAACACCTTCGTCCCGACGACTGGCATCTGATCTGGCCCGAGCTTGTCTCTGTCCGCGCGCCGTCCACACGGCTACACCCACGGCCAATGCGGCCCAAGCCTCGAATGATACCGGCTGTGGCATCTGCGGCCCGTCTTCGGCGCATTCGTCGCGTGAGCCGGGCGAGCAGTGCTTGTTCGCCAACGAGGGCATTCAGCCGTCAGCTTTTACGCGCTGGACATTGCCATTCCAACGATGAGGCAAGTGTACGCGCCCACCAAAACCGCCGGTAGTGCGACCCGCACAGGCCGCCTATGACAGCTCTTTAGGAGAGACAACTTGAGCCACCACTATTCCGAGATCAATCAACACGACGCGCTCTACTGGGTGGCGCGTGGCTACCCGGGTGGCGTTGAAGGATTGGCCGCACGGATGGACAAGTCCGCCGCGGTGCTGCGCAACAAGCTGCTGCCGCATGTGCAGACGAACTATGTGTCGTTTGAAGAGGTGTCGGTGATTGTGGAGCACGCGGAAGGCGCTGGCGTGCCGAACGCGAAGCTGCCGATTCAGGCGCTGTGCTGGCGGCACGGGATGGTGGCGATTCCACTGCCCGACGTGGCCCGCGAGGATCTGCCGAATACGGATCTGTATGAGGCGCTTTGCAACGTGCTGGCAGAGGTGGGCGACGTGAGCCGCGCGATGTCTGCGGCGCTGGCGGACAACCATCTCTCCGAGGGTGAGATGCGCAAGTTGGAGCGGGAGTTTGAAGAGGCGACGGCTTCTGTGATGGTGCTGCGTGAGCTGCTGCGCGTGCGTGCGCAGCGTGATGCGGAGCGGTTGCAGCGGCTGCGTGGCAAGGCGTGATGCGCCTGACGATTGTTTGTTGTGCATGTTTCAGCCGATGCGGGTGCGTTGGCTGCTTTTTTGAGCGCGTGAGCGCATAGGAGAAGTGATGCAAGGCTGTAAAGAAAATTGCGGTGGGCAGGCGAAGTTGTCGCCTGAGCATGCCCAGAAGATTGCTGATGTGCTGTGCGCGAAAGTGGTGGCGGACATTGACCCACTTCTCGATATGCCCGCGCGTCTAACGGTGGCTCGTGAGGCCCTGACGCGCGAGCTAAGGCTACTGGCCGAGGTTACTCGGTCGTTTTGACAAGGTAGGCGGCGTAGGTCTCGATAAAGGTCGAGCAGAACTGCGCCGCAGTCTCTCCGGAACGCCCGTTGGGAGTGTGCGTAGATCCGAACATGGCGGGTTGTTGCTCAATTAGTGTCATGAGCAATTTCTTTGCGTCATCGCGTGCGTCTTTGAGTTCCATGTTTCCTCGTTGAAAGGGTTGGCGTTTCGTCGGGTTCATCGACCCGACGAGGGAGTGTTGCCGCCAGCAGTTCGGGCGGCAACCTGCAGCGCCACGTTGTATCGATTTTTGACAGGGTTCGGCATCGCATGACACAGAAGCACGACAACACGCCACGCTTTTCACACGGTATGACGTGCTGCAAGGCGGGGCGTGTTGCCGTGGGCCTGTCGTGCGAGCGCGTGGATCAGATGTGTTGTGCGTGGCATCGCATTGCGGGGTCGTTCAAGCCTCGCGGGTTGCCGGTGCTGTCGAAGTTTGCGGAGCATCTGTTGGATGCTTGCGCGTGGCCGTTGGCTGATGTGTTTTGGCCGTTCAATGCGGCTGGTGAGTCTTCTGCGCTGGCGTTGGCCTGCGCGTCGCGCTTTCGCGCGATTTCAACTGAGGCGGAGCGCCTCGCTTTTCGATCCACCGTTGTTGCGTCGACGTCGCCGGAGTTTGTGGCGGTGTTTGATGTGCTGTGTAGGGCCGCGCCGCTGCGGCTGTAAGGGCGATTCCATGGACATTCCTATCGAGGCCGTTGGCGCTGTTTGGGCCAAGGGCAGGGCGGCTGCATTGTCTGGCCGCGCGTTGGATGAGGCGAACGAGTATCCGGTTGGCAGCGCGCATCACGCGGCGTGGCTGGCCGGGTATATGGGCTTGACGCGCACCTATGGAGGCGAGGGTGTCGGCGTATCGCATCAATGATCTTGAGCTGAGCGCGCTGGCCGGGGCGGGTGCGGAAATCGCGCATCTGTACCTGGTGGCGCTGCGCCCGCGTATGGACTTCCGTACGGGCGTTGTGGGCCGCGTGGTGCGGATCTCGTATCAGGCGCTGCGTGAGTGGACGGAGCGCACTGCGCGCCGTGGCGTGCGCTACCTGGCGCATGACAAGTCGAAGCTGCAGCGGATGCTGGCGCAACTGGAGAAGCTGGGGCTGCTGCGCCGGCTTGGCGGGCAGTACGAGCTTGTTTTTGCGTGCCCGTTGGCGGATACGGATTCGTGCGTCCAAAAGAAAGCCGGTCGAGGTTCGATACACCCGCAGGATGGCTACGAGTTCAATGCTGACGCGGGTTTTAAGGATGTGCCGGAGTCTGTGGATAACGCGAAAGCCGCCACACATCCGTATTCCGGTAACACCCTTAAAACCAACCCCCCTAACCCCCCACGCCGCGGGCGTGAGAAGAAGGAGATTGAGTCCCCCACGCCTGCGGCGCGGGAGGATCGAAACGGCCCCCAACACCGTCGGGGCACGCGGCGGCACCGGCTCTCAGAGGAACGTGGTCAGAACGCGAGTGTGGTTGGGGATGGGCTTGCAGAGAGTGAGGATGGGCAGAGCGTGGCGTGGCAAGCAGACCTTGCTTGGCCGGTTGACCTGAGAGGGCCGGAGCGGGCGCGTGTTGCACGGATTGTGGCTCGGGCACCCCACGCCATGAGGCAGGTAGTGATCGACGAATGGCGGGGCCGTATGGCGGCCGGTGGCGTGGATGATCCGTTTGCGATGTTGGCGTATCACGCGAAGCGGGCGAGCGATCCCGATTGGGTGCCGTCGTATGCCAATGCTGTGCGGGAATCGCGAGAGCGGGCGCGGGCGCTGCGGCGTGAGCAGGATGAGGCGTTGGCGCGTTTGCAGGCGCAGGCGGAGCAGGCGGTGGCTGGGCTGCCGTGGCATGCGGGGCGGTTGCGGCCGGCAGGGTTGCAGCGAGGTGCGGCATGACGGCTGAGGAGGCATTAAAGGCGGCGGCACTGGCGGCGTGCGGGAAGGATGAGTGGCCGTCCCGGGCGGTGTTCTGGTCGGCGGTGCGGTTTGGGATGCGTGCGGTCGAGGCGGCGCGCTGGGCGGATGCTGAGGAGCGGTGGTCGGCGCTCTGGCGGGTGGCGGTGGTGGAGCATCTGCCGCCGATTCCGGAGGCGCCGTTGGTGGGCGCGCCGCCATCTGTGGTGCGGGCAGAGCAGCAACTTGCGCGCATGCGCGAAATCGTCGGATCGAGGAGGCAGGATGTATTGCGTTAAGCCGCGTGAGGTGACGAGGCGATCTGCGTTGGTGACGAGCGAGGAGCAGGCGCTCGATGATCTGCTGTTCGCGTGGTTCTGCTGGGAGGCGCAGTATTCGGGGGAGAAGTGGTATTCGAACCGGGATGCGACGTGCGGCGGGTCGGCCAGCTCGCGGCAGTGGATGTCGACGGACGACATTCACGAGGCAAGCGTGGATGCGTGGCAGATGCAGCAGGTGGCGGCGGCGATGGAGGCGATTTCGGGCGACCATGCGCTGGCGATTCGGGTGGAGTGCCGGAACCGGCGTGGGCCGGGTGTGTGGCGGAACCCGCGTGCGGGGTTGCGGCAGCCGTTGGCGTATGCGGCGGCGAAGGTGGCGATCAGGCCTTGGATTGTTAAATTCGGTGTCGAGTATTGATGGGGTGATGGGGCGTCGCTTAAAGTTCGGTTCGTGGGGCGACGCACGCCCATAGAAAACGTAAGCCCGACCGGTTGTCCGTGTCGGGCTTTTTGTTTTGTGCAGCAAGGATTTGTGGAGCGAGTCGATTCGATGGCGGAGTCTTGTCAATGCCGGACATTTCACGCTCCAGCTTGCGTCATGGAACTTGAACGTGGGGTATCCAAAGCGGCGCGAGGTAGCCAAGAATCAAGCCCGCGACGCCGGCAATGAAATAGCCGAGTGCACCCACCTGAAGATACATTGCAACGAGGACGCAGCCGAAGACTGCAAAACAAATCTGCCACAGCCTTGGGAACCGAAACAATCGTGGTTCAACTTCCGGAGCTCCGATTGCGCCCGCGAAGAATCCTGCCGCGCCAAGGAAAAGCACGCTTCGCAAGGAATATCCAAACGTTAGTCCCCCAAACAGAATGAAGGAAGCTGCGAACCACAGCGTCAACAGGGAGACGACGATCGTGAAACGCTTCCAATCGGCCATATCACTTGTAGCTCCATAGTTGTGGACTGGGCCTCTGCGCGACTACAGCGTATCGACATCTTAGTCGCCTTTGCCCGGTGCTCAAGGAGGGCGCGGCTCATTCTGTACGGTTGCCCCTCGACAAGGCCGGGGGCCCCTGGGCTCAGGGGCTACTGCGGGGGCGGGCACCCGCGATTCTTCGTTAGCGGCCAGTTTTCCAGCTTAGTGAAATTCACCTCCGACGAGGTGAAATGGTGAAATCATGAGTGAAACGACCCTCCTGACGCGCTCTGCGTTTGCGGCGCGCCAGAACTGGTCGCCCAGCTACGTCACCAAGCTGGGCAAAGAAGGGAAGCTGGTCACCACGCCCGACGGCAAGCTGGTCGACGTCGATGCCACGCTGGCAAAGATCAAGCGCGGCGCCGACCCAGCCAAAGAAGCCGTCCGCGCCCGCCACGAAGCCACGCGCATCGACCGCGACGTCTACAGCGCCAGAGACACAACGCCCGATGCCGACCCATCCCTCGGCCACGACTTCCAAGCCGCCCGCGCCGAACGCGAGTATTACCAGGCACAGCTAGCCCGCACCGAATACCAGTGGGTCTCTGGCCTATTGGTCAGCCGCATTGCCGTCGAAGACGCCGCCGAAAAGATCGGCGCCAACCTGCGCGATCGCATCATGGGCCTGCCGCGCCAGATCGCCCCCGAGCTCGCCTCGATGACTGACCCCTGGGCCGTCGAGCGCCACCTAGAAGCCGCCTTGCGCAAGGTGCTCGACGACATGATCGCCCACGGCGCCAACGTGCTTTCTGAATCCATCAACGATCCCGACCGCGGCAAGTTGGCTGACCTGTCGCGCGCGGGGAAAGAGAGGTACGGCTCCATGGAGCCCATCGACACATCGTGAGCCATCCCGACGGAGCCGCACTGTTCGCCCGCGCCTTCCTGGCCGGCCTCAAGCCTGACCCCGAGCTGTGGGTAGACCAGTGGTCCGAAGAATTCATGGTGATTCCCGACGAGTCGGGCGCCGCCGAAACCGGACCCTACCGCTCCGCGCGCACGCCATACGCCGTCGAGCCCATGCAGTGCCTGTCGCCTGCGCACCCGTGCCTGCGCGTGGTCGCCATGGTTGCATCGCAGTTGTTCAAGACGCAGATCGGGTTGAACTGGATCTCGGCGACGATCCATCGCGCCCCGGCCAATTTTCTCGCGCTGCAACCGACGCTCAGCCTCACACGCCGCTTCTCCGCCCGTGTGGCAAAGACGCTCGATGCCGTACCGGTCCTGCGTGAACGCATCGCATCTGCCCGCTCGCGCGACGCCGCCAACACCGCCGAGCGCAAAGACTTCCGCAAGGGCACGCTGTTCATCAACACAGCCGGCTCTGCCGCCAACCTGGCCGAAGTCTCCGCGCGCTACGTGTACGGCGACGAGATCGACCGCTGGGTGCGCGACCTCAACAACGAAGGCGACCCCATCGGCATCGCCGAAAAGCGCGCCAGCACGTTCGGCCGGAACGCCAAGTTTTACTACTCGAGTTCGCCCACCATCGACGGCGCCTCGCGCATCGCCGAGCTCTACGCCCAGAGCGACCAGCGCCGCTACTACGTGTCCTGCCCGCACTGCGGCCACGAGCACATCCTCGAATTCGAGCAACTGCGCGCGAGCGACGATCTGAGCGACGTCTACTGCGAGTGCCCCGCGTGCTTCTACAAGATCCGCGAGCACGAAAAGCCCGCGCTCTACAAGACCGGCCGCTGGATCGCACACGGGCAGGGCGATGGCGAAACGGTGGGTTTCCACCTGTCGACGATGTACGCGCCGCTTGGCTGGGTGTCCTGGCGTGCCCTCGTCAAAGAACATCGCGAAGCCAAGCTGGCGATGGAAAAGGGCGATCCGGGCCTGATGCAAGTGTTCTACAACACGCGCCTCGCGCGCCTGTGGGACAACGCCCAGCAGCGCACCAGCGCCGACGAGCTGCGGGACCGCGCCGAGGACTACCGCCTGCGCACCGTGCCCGCCGGCGCGTTGCTGCTGACCGCCGCCGTCGACACCCAGGACGACCGCCTCGAACTGCTCATCATGGGCTGGGGCGACGGCATGGAACGTTGGACCATCGACCACCAGGTGTTCATGGGCGACCCGTCTGATGCCACCTTGTGGGCCACGCTGGACGAAGCCCTGCAGGCCACGTTCCTACACGCCTCCGGCAAAGAGATGCAGATCCGCGCCGTCGCCATCGACTCCGGCGGCAGCCACACGCAAGACGTGTATCACTTCACGCGCCTGCGTCAGTGGCGCCACGTGCTGGCAGTGAAGGGCGCCAGCAAGCCCAACCGGCCCGTGATCGCGCAGCGCCCGTCGCGCGTGGATGTCACATGGCAAGGCACCACCGAGGTCGACGGCGCCGAACTGTGGATCGTCGGCACCGACACCGCCAAGGACTGGATCTACAACCGCTTCAAGCTGACCAGCGGCCCGGGCGCGCTTCACTTCTCGAACGATCTCCCCATGGAGTTCTACAAGCAGCTCACCGCCGAAAAGCAGATCGTGCGCTACGTGAAAGGCTTCCCGCGCACCGAATGGGTCAAAGCGCGCGGCGACCGTAACGAGATCCTCGACTTGAACGTCTACAACCTCGCCGCTGCGTATTACCTCGGCGTGCACAAGTATCAGGAACCGGACTGGCGCCGGCTGCGGCTGCACTTCGATCAAGGCAGCCTGTTCACCGCTGCGCCCGTCAACGAAGAAGCAGCGCCCGCCGCACCGCCAGGCGCAGTGCCGTCACCGCACGCCGTACAAACGCGCCGCCGCGTGACCGCATCGCGCTACCTCAAACGACGATAGAGAACCGCATGGCTTACACAAAGCAAGATCTCCAGCGCATCGAGAATGCGCTGGTGAAGGGCGAGGTCGAGGTTCAGTTTCAGGACCGGCGCGCCCGATACCGCTCGGTGGACGAAATGCTGCGCATCCGCAGCGAGATCGTTCGCAACCTCGAAGACGCCGCACCGGCATCGCGCGTGATCCGGCTGCGCTCGGCGGGCAAGGGGGTCACATGACCCGTTTCCCTGCGCTGGGCCAGCTTGGTTTCGTCTTGCCGGCGGAGCGGGCGGTTCGGGCGCAGGCGTACGAGGCCGGCGGCACCACCGGCAGCCGTGGTCGCGCATGGCGCACCTCGGGCGCTGGGCCAAACGCCTCGGTTACGCAGAACCTTGGCACCATCCGCACGCGCGCCCGTGGCGCCGTCCGCAATGACCCGTGGGCCAAGAAAGCGATTGCAAGCTTGGTGACCAATGCGATTGGGACTGGCATCGTGCCGCATCCCGAGCATCCCAACCCCGACATGTGCGGCGCGCTCAAAGAGCTCTGGAGGGACTGGGTACCGGAAGCCGACGCCGATGGCCTGCTCGACTTCTACGGCCTCCAGACGCTGGCCGCGCGCTCCCTGTTCACCGATGGAGAGGTTCTGAACCGCACCCGTCCGCGGCGCCCTGAACGCGGCTTGTGCGTGCCGCTGCAGGTGCAGCTTTTTGAAGCGGACCACCTGCCGGCCAACCTGAATCAAGTGCTGCCCAACGGCGGCGAGATCGTCTCCGGCGTCGAGTTCGACCGCGATGGCGATCGCGTTGCTTACCACCTGCACCGGCGGCACCCGGGCGAGATCGGGCGGGCGACCACGCAGGCAGGAATGGTGCGTGTGCCGGCCGCCGAGATCCAGCACGTATTCGAGCCAGTGCGGCCGGGTGCCGTGCGTGGGTGCTCGTCGCTGGCGACGGTGCTCTTGCGCTTGCACACGCTCGACAGCTTCGACGACGCAGTGCTCGTGCGGCAAGAGGTAGCAAACCTGTTTGCAGGCTTCATCACCCGGCCAGCGCCCACCAGCGTGAAGCTGGATACGTTGACGGGCCAGCCAGTCGAGTTCGACGGCGACGGCACAGCGCTCACATCCATGGAGCCCGGCTCCCTGCAGGAACTGCTCCCCGGCGAGGAAGTGCAGTTTGCCGAACCGCCGGGCGCCGGCACCGACTATGGCCCCTTCATGCGTCAGCAGCTCATGGCCGCAGCCGCTTCCGTCGGCCTGCCGTACGAAGTGCTCACCGGCGACCTGCGGGACGTCAGCGACCGCGCCCTGCGCGTGATCCTCGGCGAATTCCGGCGCCAGCTCGAGCAACTGCAGTGGAACGTCTTCATCCACCAGTACTGCCGCCCCGTGTGGGCCGCGTGGACGGATGCAGTCGCGCTGTCGGGCGTGCTGCCCATGCCCAACTACTACCGGGACCGGCGCCTCTACCTGCGTGTGCGCTGGGTGCCGCAAGGCTGGCCGTACATCAACCCGCTGCAAGACGTGCAGGCACAGCGCATTGCCATCCGCGCCGGGCTGGCGAGCCGCTCGGCCACGATCCTCGCCCAGGGCGAAGACCCGGAAACCACCGACGCCGAGTACGCGGCCGACTTCGAGCGTGCCGACCGGCTCGGTCTCGTGTTCGATTCCGATGCCCGCCGGCGCGACATGTCCGGCGATGCCACTGACACACAGGAACACACCAACGATGAAAGCTAAACAGAGGAAGTGGTACGACCTCAAGGCCGCGCGCAACGCCGCCGGCAAGACGGTCGCAGAGTTGCGCATCTATGACGACATCGGCTTTTGGGGCACCACCGCCAAGGCCTTCGTCAACGAGCTGGATGCCGTGGCCAAAGACGCCGACGAGATCCTCGTCGCCGTCAATTCCGGCGGCGGCGATGTGTTCGACGGCTTTGCCATCTACAACGCACTGCGCCGCTACAGCGGCAAGGTCACGGCGCGCGTGGATGGCATTGCTGCCTCCGCCGCCTCGCTCGTCGTCATGGCGGGAGACACCATCGTCATGCCGGAAAACGCCATGATGATGATCCACAACGCCTGGACCATCGCCGCCGGCGACGCCGCGCAAATGCGCAAGACCGCCGAGCTGCTCGACAAGACGCGCGACGGCATCGTCGCCGCCTACCGCAACAAGTGCGGCCTGACCGACGACGAAATCGTCGCCATGATGGACGCAGAGACGTGGATGACGGCGAGCGAGGCGAAGGATCGCGGCTTTGCCGATCAGATCGAGGCGCCCGTCAAGCTGCAGGCGTCTGTGCGCACCGAAGAGCTGCTCGCACGCTTCGAGCACACGCCGGAGGCGTTGCTGAAAGCGCTCGAAGCCCCGCCGGCAGAGCCGCCGCAAGCGGCCGCACCAGCAGCGCCAGTCGCCACCACGCCGCCGCCCGATCCTGGCGCGCTGGCGCAACACGCCTTCGCAGCGTGCCGCGCCGCAGGCCTGCCGCAACTGGCCGAGGCGGTCGTGTCATCCAGCGCGCTCGCCAGCACCGAAGCCATCGACGCCGTTGTCGCCCGCGCCAAAGACATCGCCGGCCTCTGCACGGCAGCGCACCTGCCCGAACTGGCCGCGCAATTCGTCGCTGACGGGTTGAACGCCGATCAGGTTCGCGCCCGGCTGTACGACCGCGTCATGGCCAGCAGCACGCCCGGCCTGTCCAACCGCCAGCCGGTGGCGCGGCAGGAAACCACCGAGCGCAAGACCGGCCCGCACGGCCCGAGCATCTACAGCGCCCGCCGCAAGAAAACCGCTTCAGCGTTCGCCTGAAGCCACCCATCGGAGTCACCAAGATGCAAATCCAGACACAAGGCGTGCAAACCGCCGAATTCCTGCTGACCGAAGCGCCCGGCAGCCTCTCGCGCGAGCAAATCACTGTCGCCGCCGGCGAAGCGCTTCCGGCCGGGCAACTGCTCGAGCAGGCACCCGATGGCACCGGCTACGTCCCGTACGGCACCGCCGACGACGGCAAAGCCGCAGCCATCCTCTACGCACCGCTGCGCGCCTCGGACGCCGTCCGCCGCGCCACCGCCGTTGTGCGCCTGGCGGAAGTGGCCGAAGCCCGCCTGACCGGCCTTGACGCCAAAGCCCGCACCGACCTGCTCGCGGCCTTCATCGCCGTTCGCTAAGCACCACACCCGAATTCAGGAGAACACCATGGCTGATATGGCCCTGTTCAATGACGACGCCTTTTCCATGACGTCGCTCACCGCCAGCATCAACGAGCTGGAGACAACCCCCTCGCGGCTGGCCGCCCTCGGCCTGTTCGAAGAGGAGGGCATGACCGTCACCACCGCGCAAATCGAACGCGACGGTGAAAAGCTGCAGCTCGTCGCCTCGGCAGAGCGCGGCTCGCCCGGTCAGGTCGTGGTCGGCAGCAAGCGTCAGACAATCCCGTTCAACGCCGTGCACCTGCCCGAGATCGCCACCATCAAGGCCGATGAAGTGCAGAACCTGCGCGCCTTCGGCGAAGAAACCGAACTGGAAGCCCTGCAGAGCGTGGTCAGCAAGCGCCTGCAGAAAATGCGCCGCCAGCTCGATGCCACGCACGAGTTCCACCGCATCGGCGCCATCAAGGGCCAGATCCTCGACTCGGACGGCAAATCCGTCCTGGTCGATCTGTTCGAGCGCTTCGGCCTGAAGCAACAGCAACTGCCCATCCTCATCGGCGACGTGCGTTCCTCCACGCTCGAACTGCTCGACATGATCGAGGATTCGCTCGGCGCCACGCCGCACACGGGCGTGCGCGCGCTGTGCGGGCGCAACTTCTGGCGTCAGTTGATGACCTCCAAAGACATCCGCGAGACCTACCTCAACACCCAAATGGCCGCCGCTCTGCGTGGCGACCCGCGCGACACGTTCGACTTCGGCGGCGTCACGTGGGAGCGTTATCGCGGTCGCGTGGGCAACATCGGCTACATCGGCGACGACGAAGCCTACGCCGTGCCCGAAGGCGTGCCCGAACTGTTCATCACCCGTTTCGCGCCGGCAGACTACATGGAGGCCGTCAACACGAACGGACTGCCGTACTACGCCAAGCAGGAAGCCGGCAAGTTCGGCAAGGCCGTCGAGCTGGAAGCGCAGTCCAACCCGCTGCACCTGTGCACGCGCCCGCGCGCCGTGATCAAGCTGTCGGCCTCGGCAGGCAAGGCGGCCTGATATGGCGTTCCGGGACAACGTTGCTGACCTGGACGAGGCCGTGTTCGAGACGCTCTCGGATGCGGTCCAGATCGACGGGCGCCCCCATCCGGTGATGGGCATGTTCTATTCGCCGTGGTTGGACGTCGAGCCCATGCGCGGCCAGCGCTCGGGGCTGCGTGAGCCGTTCGTGATCCTGCGTGATGCCGATGCGGCGGGCATCCGCCAGCGTGCGCGCTTGCAGGCGTTGGGCGAGCACTTCAGCGTTGTCGACGTGCAGCCCGACGGCTCCGGCACCACGAAACTCGTACTGAGGCCAGAACCATGTCCGTCACGTTAAAGGCAGAGCTGGACATTGCCGCAGCGCTTGCTCCGCTTGCATACCTCGGCAAAGAAGCCATGCGCAACGCCTGGCGCCGCGCGCTCAAGAAGAGCGCCAACTGGGTGAAGGGTCAGACCGCCAAGCATGTCTCAGCAGAGATGCATATCGCGCAGAAACTGGTTCGCAAGCGCCTGTATTTCTTCTTGCATAGTGCGGATAGGGGCAAGGTCTGGCTCGGCCTTAACGCCATCGAGGCACATCGCCTGGGCAATCCGCGACAGACCAAGCGCGGTGTGTCTGTCGGCCGCTATAGCTTCAACAACGCGTGGATCTATCGAAGCGCACGCGGCAGCGACAAAGACGGCAAGGTGTATCGACGTGTGGGCAAGAAGCGCATGCCCATCTCTGCGGTCAAGCTCGACTGGGCAGACAAGGGCGAAGCCGCTTTCCGCAAAGCTGCCGCCGAGGTCGAAGCCCGCCTCATGGTCATTCTGGAGCAGGAAGTGAAATACGAAATCCTCAAGGCAACCGGCCATGCTCGCTGATCTGCAGCAACTGTTCGACGCCGTTGAATCGCACCTCAAAGCGCAATTCCCCGACGTCGCCCTAATCGGCTGGGCACCTGAAATCGAAGACAGCATGCCGCTGCCGGCCATCCTGCTGTACGTCGGCGCGCTGCGCCCGGGCTCCGACCCCGGCACAGGCCAACCGCCCATCAACATCGTGATTGAGCTGCGCGTCGTTGGCGACCCGACCGAGCCGAACGCCGAGGCCGCCATGTGGGCGCTCGCCGCACGGCTCATCAAGGTTCTGCACCACCAGACGTGGGGCCTGCCCGTCACCATGGCCGAGCTCGAAAGCGACGGCTTCCACCCAGACGGCATGCGGCCCGATCTCGACGGGTACAGCGTCATCGCCGCCGAATGGAAACACGAGTTCGACCTCGGCCCGCCCGAATGGGCGTTTGAAGACACCAGCGGCACGACGGTCGATTTCGACATGCAGCCGCGCCACACCGAGGCCGACTATGAGCTACGAAGCGGGTGAATCCGACCGGCGCCTCGCCTGCATCGTGCAGGCCGGCGTCATCGCAGCCGTGGACGTCGCTGCCGCCCGCTGCACCGTCACCGTTGCGGACTGGACGTCTGACTGGCTGCCGTGGTGGTCACGTGCCGCCGGCGCCGTGCGCGAATGGCGCCCGCCATCGCCGGGCGAGCAAGCCTTGCTCGTCTCGCCGTCGGGCTGCCTTGAAGGCGGCTTCGTCCTGGCCGGCTTCTACACAGACCAGCACGGCGGCGCGAACGGCAATTCGGCGGACGTTACAGCCTCCGACTACCCGGACGGCGCCCGCGAGCACTACGACCACGCCGCACACGAATACCGGCTCGCCGTCCCGGCAGGCGGTCAAATCGTCCTGCAGGTCGGCGATACGTCGCTCACCTTGCGCAGCGACGGCGCCGAGTTGAAGGCGCCGCAACTGCTGGCCGACGTGCCGGCGTCCACCTTCACCGGCAGTGCCATGGTGGAGAAAGCCCTCGCGTTCCTCGGTGGGCTGACCGGGCAGGGCGCCGCAGGCGGTGCCGCCGTCGCCATTCAAGGGGGCATCCAAGCCACCGACGATGTGGTTGCCGGTGATGTTTCGCTGCGCGGCCACTCGCACATGGAGCAGGGCGACGGCGCCCCGGTGGGCGAGCCGTTCTAGGGTTCTCAATCATCAATCCCAAGGCGGCCACGTGCCGCCTTTTTTCGTTGGAGGCACTGTGGCCATCGTCGGCATGAACAGACGCACGGGCGCGCTGCTCTCGGGCATGGACCACCTGCTGCAAAGCCTGACCGACATCTTGAGCACACGACGCGGCACGCGCCGCGAGCGCCCCGACTACGGCAGCGACTTGCCCGACCGGGTGGACCTGCCCATCACGCGCGGCTGGGTTGCCGCAGCGCAGGCCGAAGCCGCACGCGCCATCACCCGGTGGGAGCCGCGTCTGCGCCTTTCGCGCGTGCGCGTCGAAGGCATCGAAGACGGCAAAGTGGTCTGGCATGTCGTCGGAATCTACAACGAGCGGGCCGTCGATCTGAAGGTACTGTCATGAGCGTAATCGACCTGTCTGCACTGCCGCCGCCCGACGTTGTTGAACCACTCGACTTTGAAGCGTCCTACCAGCGGCTCCTGGCAACCTTCATGGGGCTGTGTCCCGAGTGGTCGGCCACCATGGAATCCGACCCCGTGGTCAAGCTGATCGAGCTGCTCGCGTACGTCGACCTACAGCAGCGCGCGCACGTGAACGACTCGGCGCGCTCGACCATGCTCGGCTTTGCCGTCGGCGCGGATCTCGAACACCTGGCCGCCGGGCTGGACACGAAACGGCTTGTTGCCGTGCCGGGCGACCCGGATGCGTTCCCGCCCGTCGCGCCCATCATGGAGTCGGAAGCCAGCTTGCGCACGCGCGCGCAGGGCGCATTCGAACGCCTTTCCGTCGCTGGCCCGCGCGCCGCGTATGAGCTACACGCACGCGCCGCAGACGGCCGCGTGGCAGACGCACGGGCAATCTCGCCGGCGCCGGCGGAAGTCATCGTTTCCGTGCTCAGCAACGAGGGCGACGGCACCGCGTCGGATGAGCTCATTGAGCGCGTGCGGCAGGCGCTGAGCGATGAAGACGTCCGCCCGCTGGCTGACCGTCTGACCGTGCAGGCCGCGCGCATCATCCGTTACCCGCTGCGCATCGTGCTGTACCACTACCCGGGCCCCGAGGCCGAACCAATGGTCGCGGCCGCGTGGGAGCGGCTCCAAGCCTATGCGCAAGAGCAACGCCGCATTGGTCGAGACGTGCGCCGCTCCGCCATCTTTGCAGCCGCACACGTGGCGGGCGTGCAGCGCGTGGAAGTGACCGAGCCAGCGGAGGACATCATCGTCGACCTGACAGAGGCGTCTTACTGCACAGGCATCGACGTCATTGTCGGGGGCGCGGATGAGTGACAAAACGCTGCTGCCGGCCAACGCAACGCCGCTCGAGCGGGCACTGGCGCAAACCATCCTGACGCTGCTCGATACCCCCGTCCCGCTCAATCAATTGTGGGATGCGGATACGTGCCCCGTGCCGCTGCTGCCATACCTGGCAAGCGCCCGCTCGGTAGACCGATGGAATGCCAACTGGCCCGAAGAGGTCAAGCGGCGCGTCGTGCGAGATGCCTTTGCCGTGCACCAACGCAAAGGCACCGCGGGTGCGCTTCGTCGCGCCCTTGAACCGCTGGGCTACCGGCTGACCGTTCGGGAATGGTGGCAAGCGCAGCCACCCAGCAGGCGCGGCACGTTCTCCCTCGACGTCGGCATCGAAAACACGGGCGCTACTGAAGCGACGTACGACGAGATCGAGCAGATCGTCGACGACGTGCGGCCGCTATCAAGACACCTGACAGGGCTCACGCTCAGTGCAGAGATTGCCGGTTACACCGGCACCCACGCTGCCTGCCTGGAGGGCGACACCGTAACGGTGTACCCGTACATGCCCGAGGCAATTGCCACGGAAGGCGCCACGCATATCGCGGTGGCTGCCCACGTTGTTGAAATTACTACGGTATCGAATGGCTAAGTACTTTGCGACTTTGACGGAGACGGGCGAGGCCAAGATGGCCCGCACGCTCGTCTCCAATACGATGGTCCCGCTCACCGAGATGGCGTTGGGCGATGGCGGCATCGATGGCGGCGCGGATGCGGATGTGATGCCCAGCGCCGCGCAACGCGCACTCGTGCGCGAACGCCACCGCCGGCCGCTGAATCGCCTCGTCCGCGACGAGAAGAACCCGAGCATCGTGATCGCCGAGGTCTACCTGCCCGAAGAGGTCGGCGGCTGGTGGTCGCGTGAGCTGGGCCTGTACGACGAAGATGGCGAGCTGTTCGCCGTGGCCAACGTGCCGCCCAGCTACAAGCCTGTGCTTGCGGAGGGCTCCGGGCGTGGTCAGTTCTTCCGCATGATGCTGATCCACAAAGCGGCCGGCAATATCGTTCTGAAGATCGACCCGGCCGTCGTTGTGGCAACGCGCGAGTATGTCGACGAGCAGGTGACTGCCGTTCGCATGGCCGTGACAGGTGATGCGGAAAAACGATACGCGACCAAGGAATCGGTCGCGGCGCTGTCCCGGCACGTCGACGAAGTTCACGAGATCGCTGCCGATGCGTTGCCGCGTTCGGGTGGCGACGTGTCCGGCCCGATCAACCTCAAGGGGTCGGCGGTTGAGCTACAGCTCACCGACACACAGCAGCCCATCACGCTAGGGCGTTTCCGCCTGGTATCGAGCGGCGGCATGCTCATTGTGGACCGCAACACGGCGGGCGATGGCTCCTTTTCGACGTTCGTGCGCGCGTGCACCATCGACGGTAACGGCAACATGGCGACCCCAGCCGGCATATTGGCTGATCGGTTCAAGACCCGGAGCGGGATGAACCTGCCGGCACATAACAACGACGGGCGTGGCTTTCTGGAGTTCGGCGGCGATACCGTCATCTGGCGCCTGTTCATGGTGGGCCCTAGCGGCAACCTGGTCCTCAACGGCTACAACGCCGACGGAAGCAACCGGAACCAGCCGTTCTACATCAACTACACAACGGGCCAGTTGGCATTTGGGGTGCGCCCGAACTTCGCGGGGCATGCGCCGTGGGATACGGATAACCTGCCAAATCCGCTTTCGACGGACGGCGGGGGCTTGGCGGCCAACAGGGGCCTCTATTTTGGTGTTGGTTACGGCAGATACGCGCTGACGGTCTCGTCAAACGGCACGGATTCCATCGGCGGCGCATTCACGGAGTGGAACGCTAACCGGACGCCCGCGTTGCAGATCGATTGTCCGTGGAACCAAGCGGCCTACATGGGCATTCGCTGGACGCAGTGGGGCACGCGCCACCTTGCGGCGATTGATTGCTATGCAGGCGGTAGCGATGCAGCCGTTCCCTATATCTCCATGCACGTCGGAGGCCGCGTCAACGCTTTTACCTTCGGCGGCAGCGGCACCCTGGTCGCTCAAGGCGACATACACGCTGGCAACGGTGGCGGCATCCTCGCCGGCAACGGAAACGTCTACATGTCGTGGGCGGGCCAGTGGCTTTCCACCTACCTGACGGGATTGGCCGGCGGCAAGGCGGGCGCAGGGGCAATTTGTCAGTGGAACACTGAAATCACAGAGTTTGGCGGCGTCTCCACTGGTTCAAGTTCCGGCCAAGCCGACTTGCCGGCCCCGTATGTACTGGTCGGCCTGCGCAACGGCTTCTACACGCATTACCTGCGCGCAGTGCAACTGCGCAACCAATGAAGGCACAGCCAATGATCACTCACGATGAACTGATCTTCTGCCTACAGCAGAAGTACCCAAATCTCGCCCATGGTGTCGACTTCTGGGTTGGCCAGGAAATGAGTCGGGACTCAGGCGAGCAGATCGCACCCGCGCGCATCATCGCGTGGCACGTAGACGAACAGCCGACCGACGAAGACGTGGCCGCGCTGGTCGAGCAGTATGGGGTTGCAGCAAAGGCACACGTGCTCGGCCAGCGAGCCCGTGAGGAACGCGACCGTCGCCTCGAGCAGGCCGACGCCATGTTCTACAAGGCCATGGATTCCGGTGACGCCACCAAAGCCCAGCAGGTCGGTAAGTACCGCCAGGCGCTGCGCGAGGTGCCGGACCAACCCGGCTTCCCCGCCGATTTCACCTGGCCGGATATCCCGGAAGCGTTGTCGGATCTGTCGACCTCGAACGACGACACGACCGACACCCAGACCTCCGACACATGACGCAAGCCCCATAGGAAACTGACGCACCGCTCCCTACGTTACGAGAGTCATCGGCGCGCAGCCATGACTATCCATTCACGCGGAACAGTTGAGGAGCAATCATGACCAAAGTCGTCGTCAAGCTTATTGGGCACAACAAAGAGAATCTCGTCGGCCCGGCCGTCACGGTGGGCTCGAAGCGGTGGGGCCACAACGGAGTCGATTTCGGCAAGGAACAGGAAGTCACCCCCGGCACGCATACCGTCACGGTGTACAGCGCAGGAAACGTCGTGCGCACGCTCCACGCCGAAGTGCCAAACGACGATCACTTTGCGATTGACATCGATATCGACTAGATCGACATCAGCCGCCTGCCTGCCGTAACTCATCAGCAAGCCCCGCCATCGAGCGGGGCTTTTTCTTTTCCACTTCCCATCGAGGAGCCGCATGGCATCTTCCTTCTTCCATGGCATCACCACCACGATTGTCGACACCGGCCCGCGCCCGATCGCCGTGCCGTCGTCGTCCATCATCGGCCTGGTAGACACCTACACCCCCGGCCCGGATCTCGTGCAGCCTGATGTGCCGGTGCAAATCACCAACCCGCGCGAGGCGGCGCAGGCGTTCGGCCAGGACAGTGCCATCACGCGCGCCATCAACGCCATCTATACCCGCACCTCGGCGGTCATCGTTGCTACCGGCATTGCCGCGTCGGACGATGCCGATGCGCTCACGTCCAGCGTGATTGGCGGCACCACCGGCGCCGGCATGCGCACGGGCCTGCAATCGATGCTCGATGCCAAATCCCGCTTCAACGTGCAGCCGCGTTTGCTGATCGCGCCGCAGTTCACCGCGCGCCAGCCGGTCGCGACGGCCATTGATGCGCTGGCGTCCAAGCTGCGCGCCATCGGCATCATCGACGGCCCGAACACCACCGACGAAGCCGCGCTCGCGTATGCACGCAACTTCGGCTCCAAGCGCCTCTACATGGTCGACCCGGGCGTGCGCACGTGGGACACGGCGGCCAATGCGGAGATCGATGCACCGGCATCTGCCTACGTGGCTGGCCTGTTTGCGTACACCGATGCGGAATACGGTTACTGGGCTTCGCCGTCCAACAAGGAATTCGTCGGCATCACCGGCACCGGCCGGCCCATCGAGTTTCTCGACAACGATCCAACCTGCCGCGCCAACCTGCTCAACGAGGCCCGCATCGCCACCATCATTCGTGACGGTGGTTACCGCCTGTGGGGCAACCGCACGTTGTCCGCCGATCCGAAATGGTCGTTCGTCACGCGGGTGCGCACGCTCGACATCCTCATGGATGCAGCGCAGGCCGGTCACAAATGGGCCGTCGACCGTGGCATCACAAAAACCTACGTCCACGACGTCACCGAAGGCCTGCAGGCATTCATGCGCGACCAGCGCAACGCAGGCGCGCTCATCAATTTCGAGGTCTATGCCGACCCGGTCCTCAACACCGCCAGCCAGATCGAGCAGGGCCGCGTCGTGTGGAACGTGCGTTTCACCGACGTCATCCCGGCAGAAAACCCGATCTTCCGCTTCGAGGTCACCAACGAGTGGCTGACCGAAGTGCTCGACACCAAATAACGGAGGTGCATGTTGGTACCCGAGACACTCTACAACTTCAACCTGTTCGTCGATGGCACGAACCTCGCCGGCCAAGCGTCGGAACTGACGCCGCCCAAGCTGAAGATCAAGACCGAGGACTATCGCGCAGGCGGCATGGACGCGCCCGTGAAGCTGGATATGGGCATGGAGGCGATGGAAGCGTCGTTCTCGCTCGTCACGCTGTCGACGGCCGTGCTCAAGCTGTTTGGCCTGGCCGACCAGAACGCCTTTAACGGCACCTTCCGTGGCGCCTTGCGCACCAAGGACGGCAAGACCCGCAGCGTCGTGCTCGTGCTGCGCGGCATGCTCTACGAGGTCGATCCGGGCTCGTGGAAGCCGGGCGAGAAGTCCGAATCCAAATACTCCGTCAGCGCCGATTACTACAAGCTCGAAATCGACGGCCGCGTCTGGCACGAGATCGACGTGCTCGGCTGCAAGCGCGTCATTGACGGCGTCGACCAGCTCGCCGAAGTGCGCGCCGCCATCGGCCTGTGAGCCCCCACAAGAGACCCACCAAGATGCAAACCACCACCATCAAGCTGAAGTTTCCCGCCGTCGTCAACGGCGTCAAGGTCGACGCGCTCACGCTACGCCAGCCCACCGTGCGCGACATGCGCGTCGCCGGCCAGCAGTCCGGCGGCGATGAAGAACTGCGCGAGATCCTGCTCTTCGCGTCGCTCGCCACCGCCGGCCAGAACGACATCGAGGGCTTAACCTACGTCGACTATCAGCGCGTGCAGCGCGGCTACTTTCGGCTGCTGGCCGACCGCGAGGCTGCCGATGCCGGACATCAAGCGGCTGACCAAGCGTCTGCTGTCGATGGGCGTCAGCCCGCGTGACATTGACGCCATGACGGTCGACGACATGGTCTGGTGGTTGACCGACTGACGCGGCAACGCAGCGCCACTCAGCAGGAGCACGGATGGCAACAAAAGACATAGCGCTTGGCATCCTCATCGGTGGCGCGGTCAGCTCAACCTTGGGCCGTGCCGTCAACGAGGTCGGCACCAAGCTGGATGCACTCAAGAAGCGCGCGGGCGAGGCGCGTGTCTGGCAGAACACCATCGGCGAGACGCAGCGCCTGCAGCGCGAGTTTCGCGACCTGCACGCCGCCGGCGACAAGGCCGCCGATGCAGTGCGCCGCAAGATCGAACGCAATACGCGAGCGCTGCGCGATGCCGGGTTCGAGGTGGATCGCCTAGACCGCTCGTATCAGCGTCTGGGCCGCACCGCGCGCGGGCTGGAGCTACGCGCACGCGGTGGCCAACTGGTGAGCGAAGGGCGCGACCGCCTGCGCAACACCATTGGCGACACCGGCAAGTTTGTCGCCGCCGCAGCGGTGCCGACCGCCATCTCGGCCGGCTACGAAGCCATCATCCGCGACATCGCCATCAAGGCCGGTGCCGCGCGCACCGACAAAGAGCGCGAGATGAGCAGCGGCATTGCCGCCTCCGCCCAGCAAAGCGGCATCGGCCGCAACGTGCTGGCAGATGCCGTCAACCAGATGGTGTCGGCCGGCATGGACGTCGACCGCGCGCTCTCGTTCGCGCCGCTGGTGGGCAAGTTCTCCGTCAGCCAGGGCGCAGACCCGAAGGAAACCGCGCGGATGATCCAGGCGCTCGAGCAGAACGCCAAAATATCCGACCCCGCCAAGATGGCGCAGGCGCTGGAAACCATCGCGTTTCAGGGCAAGGAAGGCTCGTTCGAATCGAGCGACATGGCCCGTTGGTTCCCGGTGCTGCTGGCGGATATGCAGAAGCTCGGCATTGTCGGTAACAGCTCCGTCGAGCAGCTCGGCGCGCTGCTGCAGGTGCAGATGAAAACTGCCGGCAGTGCAGATGAGGCCGCCAACAACACCAAGAATTGGTTCTCCAAGATCGGCAGCGGAGAAACGGCCGGCAACTACGCCAAGGCCGGCATCGACTACCAAGCCAAGATGCGCGAGGCCATCGGCAAGGGCTGGAGCACGATGGAAGCATCATTCGTGCTGGCCCGTGCCTACATCGAGCAGGCCGACCCGGAGAAAGCCAAGCAGCTTGCGGCCGCCGCGCAGCAGTTCAACAACGAATCCGACCCCGCCAAGCGCGAGGCGCAGATGCGCGCGTTTGCAGAGACGATGAAGACGGGCGACCTCTTCAACGACATGCAGGTCAAGGCCGCGCTGACGGCCTACATGCAGAACGCCGATCTGTATCAGCGCTTAAAGAACGATGGCGCCAAGGCCGCCGGCGAGATCGAGAAAGACCTGGCCGACCGCCGCGATAGTTCCAAACAGAAATGGGCCGAGGTCGGGCAGGCGTGGGATGAAGCCATGCGCCGCATTGGCGATGCGCTCAAGCCCGTGACCGATTCGGTGGCGGATCTCGCCGCTGGCGCCGGCACCTCTGTCGGCAAGCTGGCGGCCGAGTCGCCCAAAGCCACGGTCGCCATCGGCGGTGTGCTGGCGTCGATTCTGGCGTTCAGGACCGGCCGGGCTGTATGGAAGATCGGCAAGGGCGTGGCTGACATCGGGCGGGGCACTGCCGTTGCAGCAGGCGTTGGCCGCGCGGCCGAGGTGGCTGGCACCGCCGCCAAAGTGGCGCCGGCCGCAGCGAAGGCGCCGGGCGTGTTCGGTGCTTCGGGCCGGTTCCTGAAAGGTGCAGCGCCCAAGCTGGGCAAGATCGGCGCTGTCGCTGGCGTTCTGGCGCTGGTGGGCACGGCCGGCATGGCAAGCGCAGAAGCGGCAGAACGCCCCGGCACCAAGGCTGACAAGGCCAAAGCCATCGCCGGCATTGGCGCAGGCCTCGCGGGTGAGCTTGCTGGCGGAGCGGCGGGCCGCACCATTGGCGCGATCGCCGGCACTGCCATCGCAGGCCCCATCGGCACCGTTGTTGGCGGACTGCTCGGCGGCATGCTCGGTTCGTACCTGGGCGGCAAGGCCAGCAGTGCACTAGCCGACCGTGCCCTCAGCGACAAGAAGCCCGACGCCGCGCCACCGGCAGGCGCACCCGTCCTGCCCGCCGGCGCGCAGGAAGCGCTCGGCACGGCGCAGGCAGCCGCCAATGCGCCGCCAGCACCGCAACTGCAGTTCGACCAGCGGTTCGAGTTCGCGCCGCAAATCGCCGTGACAGTGCAGGGCGACGTCAAAGACCCGCGCCAGCTCGCAGAGGCGTTGATGCCGCACCTGCGCCGCCAGTTCGACGAATACGCCGCGCAGCAACGCCGGGCCGCCATGTCGGATGGCTCGCACGTGTAACGGGAACACACCATGGATTTTCAGAAGTTCGCATCCGCAGCGGCCACGCATGCGGCGCGCGCTGCCGAGCATGTCCGCCAGATGGAGCGGTTGTTCGACAAGCCTGACGGCACCGGCGATGCAAACGCACGGCGCCGTGAGGCGCAGGCCTTGGGTGACTTGATCGCCGCCGGCAGCGCGCTTGTCAACGCCGGGGAAGCCATTGGCGGTACCGGTCGCGTGACAGCGGTTAGAGGCGCGGCACAGCGTGCCCTCAACCTGACCGACGCCGCGCTGGGCGCCATCCACCGCACCGCCGTTGGCGAGCGGTTCAACACCGTCCTGCGCGCCGCCCAAACCACTGGCGACGCACTGGCAACCGTGCGCCGCCGCCTCGATGCCGTGCTGCCCGCCGTCACGCCCAACGTGCGGAGCCTGGTGCCCAGCTACGCGCTGGGCCCGGACAAGATCCTCGGCGCAGGCCAATCCGCAGGCGCCACCGAACGCCTGCTCGTACTGTCGACGGACGACGGCGAGCAATTCCAGTTCGGCCTCTCCACGGCTGCATACGACCGCCTGCGTCGCGAGACCCGCTACAACATCGCCGCGCAAGAACGCATCCAGCGGCAAGAGGCATTGCAGGCCGTGGGCGCGGGCGGCGACACCATCACCGTATCGGGCGCCATCTTCACCGCCGGCGGCGCGGGGGCAGGGCAGCTTGATCGCCTGCGTGCCATCGGTGCTGCGCTCAAGCCCGTGCAGCTCACCACCGGCTCCGGCGACGTGCTTGGCCGCTACTTCCTCGACCGCGTGGGCGAAGAGCAAGTCGGCCTGCTGGCCGACGGCACGCCGCGCAAACAAGGTTTCGATTTGGAGTTCCGACGCTATGGCGATGACTATCAGAACATCTGACGGCGACGTGCTCGACGTGCTGTGCTACCGCGCATACGGCACGCTGGCCGGCACGGTGGAAGCTGTGCTCGATGCCAACCCCGGCCTCGCTGCGCGGCGCCAGCCGTACGCCGCCGGCGTGGAGATCTTCCTGCCTGACCTCACGCCCGCGCGTGATGAGCCCATCCAGCTTTGGACGTAGCGCATGGAAGCCCAATTCGAAGTCCTGGCAGACGGCCAAGACATCACTGCGCTGCTGCGCGATCGCGTGCTGGAGATCCGCCTGACCGACAAGCCCGGCATGGAAGCCGACCGCTGCGAGATCCGTCTGGATGACCGCGACGGCAAAATCGCCTTCCCGCCCAAGGGCGCCAAGCTGCGCATTTCGTTCGGCTGGGCCGGCAAGGGCCTGTCCACGCGCGGCACATACGCCGTTGACGAGATCGAGCTGAGCGGCCCGCCCGCCACCATCGTGATACGCGGCAAGCCGGCGGACATGCGCGCCACCGCCAAGGCGCAGCGCAACGCCAGCTACACCGGCACCACGCTGGCCGCCATCGTGGCGAGCGTGGCCGCGCGGCACGGTTGGAAGCCCGCTTGCACGATCGAGGCGCACATCGAGCGCGCTGACCAGTTTGGTGAGAGCGATCTGCATTTCATCACCCGGCTTGCGCGTCAGTACGGCGGCACAGCAACGGTCAAGGGCGGCAGGCTCATCGTCGCCCCGCGCGGCGGCGGCAAGTCAGCAGACGGCAAGCCGCTGGCGCCCATCGTGCTGCGGCCGTCAGACCTCATGCGCTACCGGCTGACGTTCCCAGACCGCAGCAGCGTTGGCGGCGTCAGAACCCGCGCGCACGATGCCAAGACCGGCCGCAAGATAGATCTCTACATCCCCAACCCGGACACGCCCAACGGCCCACCGGCGCAGGCCACGCACACCGACCGACACGTGCACGCCAGCCCGCAGGCAGCAAAAGCCGCCGCCAAGGCCAAGCTGCAAGACATGAACCGCAGCACCGCCGAAGGCGAGCTGGAGATGATGGGCCGCGGCGATATCAGCGCCGAGAAAACGCTGCGCCTGGAAGGCTTCAAAGCCCAAGCCGACGGCGACTACCTGGCCGACACGGTCACGCACATCTACGCCAACAAAAGCTGGCTGGTGAACGTGAGCCTGAACGGCGGCAACAGCGGCAAGGCCAAGGCGGGGCAGGCGAAGCCCAAGAAGGCGGCCAAGGTCACCAACCTGGTCATTCCCGCGCCGCCCAAGCAATAAGACATACCCGTTCGCAGTTTCGAGCGCATCCAAACAGCCCGCCACCCGGCGGGCTTTTTCTTTTCCAAGCCATGAACAAACAATCCTTCAGCAAGGCCGCAGCCTTGCCGCCTGCGCTCGCCGATCGCTGGTGGCCGCACATCGAGGCCACGTGCAAGCGCTTCGGCATCTCCACGCCCGCACAACAGGCGGCCTTTATCGCGCAGATCGGCCACGAGTCCGGCGGCTTCACGCGCGTAACGGAATCCTTCAACTACGCCGTGGCGGCACTGCCCGGCATGTTCTCGCGCGTCACGCCCGCCTTGGCGGCCACGCTCGGCCGGCAGCCGGGCGAACGCGCGGTGCCGCTCGAGCGGCAGCAGCGCATTGCCAACATCGCCTATGCAAACCGCTACGGCAACGGCGATGCCGCCAGTGGAGACGGCTGGCGGTACCGGGGCCGCGGGCTCAAGCAAATCACCTTCCTGGCCAACTACCGCGAGTGCGGCCACGCGCTGGATCTCGATCTCGTTGCGCGGCCCGAGCTGCTGGAGCGGGACGACACCGCCGCGCTCTCTGCCGGCTGGTACTGGTGGGCCTTCGGGCTCGGCAAGCTGGCCGACGCCGGCAAGTTCGACGAAATCACGCGCCGCATCAACGGCCCCGCCATGGAAGGGGCGGAAGCGCGCCGCGCCCGCTGGACGGTGGCCAAACAAGCATTGGGAGCATAGATGGCACAGCCAACAGGTTGGGGCGCGCTGCTGCGCGTGTTGGACACGATTCTGCCCAGCGCAGCCGGCGCGCTGGTGTCGCTGCGGTTCATTCCGGGTACGCCCGTGCAACGCGTGGCTTCGTTGCTGCTGGGCGTGGTGTGCGCGCATTACCTCGGCAACGGCGTGATTGGCTTGTGGCAGGTGCCAACGGGGCTGGTGTCGGATGCAGTCAAGTTCATCGCCGGCGTGTTCGGGCTGACCATCGTCGGCTACGCATACGGCGAGCTTCCGGCGCTGCGGCGCCTGGTGCACGACTGGCTGCAGCAGGCAGCACAACGCTGGACAGGAGGCCGCAAGGAATGACGCTCACCCAAAACGACGTGCTCACCGCCATCGACATCGTGGCGCTCGTGGCCATCTGCGCGGGCGCCGCGTGGTCTGCGCTCACGCAGGCCATTCCGCACGGGCTGCGCGGCGCGTTGCTGCTGTGCGCAGTTGCCCTGTGCGCGCTCGGCAGCGCCGCCGCCTCCCTCCACGCCCATCGCGACATCGCCACCGTGCAACTGCATTGCGTGCTGGCGGTGGCGGGGCTGTGGGTCACGTACATCATCCGACAAGGCAAAGCCCATGAACTTCGCAATCGTCCGGCTCCTGGCAGTGGCAGCGGTGGCTGCAGCAGCCGCGTGGGGCTGGCAGGCCAACCGATACGAAACCGCCATCGCGCAGATCCAGCGCGACCACGCCATCGAGCGCCAGACCGCCGTCGATACCGTCGTGACGGCGCTGCAGGCTGCCATCGACAAGCACCGGCAGCTTACCGACCAGCTCGACGCGCTCGACCGTACCCATTTCTCGGAGATGCAACGTGCCACCGCTGAAAACACGCGCCTGCAGCGCGCTCTTGCTGCTGGCACTGTACGGATGTCAGTGCGCGCCCGTTGCCAGCCCGACGCCCGTGCCAGCGCAGGTGAGGATCAGCCCGGCGCCGGCCTGGGCGATGGAGCCGCCGGCCGATGTGAGTTATCTGGAGAGGATGCAGCGGATCTTGTCGATCTCTTCGCCGGGGCAGAGCGGGATGCGGAGAAACTGAGATACTTGCAGGCGCGTGAGCGTGCGCTTGAGGGAGCGGGTGCTTGTGTTCAGCCCGGAGGGGTGAACAGCTCGGGCGAGCGTGAGCGTCCGCTATCGGCTAACTGCGGACGTTCATACTAACTACACGTGGGCTACCAACGGTGAGGTGAATGGTGAGCAAAGACGAAGCGTTGAGGCAGTTCGAAGACCAGTTGCTTCACGCAGAACATGTGCTAAACACCGAATACTCGTTCGATTTAGCAGAGCCTGACTACCTGCGTTGCTTAGAGCTCATCAATGGCGCGCCGGAGCTTCAAGCTCAATTCGAAGACACGCTCATTGCGCTGTTTTCAAACGGGAGGGTGAGCGCCGAGCCACTAGCCTACTTGATGCATAGGTTGCGTTGGCCAAAGGTACATGCCTGGGCGGAAGAACAACTTCGTGCCATGCCGAACCCGCTCGCAAATGGTGCGTCGTTGGAAAAAGTGCTCAACGCGTACAGTGCCCGTTGGGAAAATCGGGAGTTCTATCGCGGCATTTAGGCCGCCTCGGTATGGTTTGGTATAACGGGGGCGTGCGCTGTTCGATAGACGTCTGCTCGCGGCCAAGAGCGGTCATTGCAAATGACCCGCACCGCAGCCAACCAGCTAGCGGTGCGAGCCCCATCCCACCCCCTACACCCCCGCCTCAATCAAATCCGAAATCTGCACCGACGCGCGCGCAAAGTCAGTCAGCGCGCGGGCGCGCTTGTGCCGATAGCTGCCGGCGGAGATGACGACGGGTTCTTTGGCTTCGTCGTCCTGCAGAACGATGAGCATGCCGGTGTAGCGGTCTGCCTGGTAGATGTGTTTGTTGAGCAGTTGCAGCGCGCGCTCGACGTCGGCGGGGTAGAGGCTGGCGAGGTCGGCGGGTGTGCGGGCGGTGGCGGGCGCGGCGTCGATGCACGGTTGTGCCGTGAACTGGCCGGTCTTGCGGATGGCGGGCAGGACGATGGATGTGACCCACTTGCGGAAGCGGTGTGGGACGGTGCCGGGTTTCACGGCGTCGCGGCAGCGGAGGACGAGGGTGTACATGCCGGATTCGCTCACGATATGGGCTGCGCCCTGACGACCTATGTTGAACATAGACCGTTCATCTTGATCAAGCCGGGCAATGACTTGCGAGGCGTTTTGAATGTTGAGCGCGTCGCAGATGTCGGTCGCGACAAACCACGGCTCATCGTCACGCATGACAACGCGCACCGCGTGCGATTCGAAATTGAAGGTGTTCGGGGTAGGGGCGAGCGCGGGCGCGCTGCTGAGATTTCCAGTCATAGCAGACTCCTGAGTTGCGGTAAGTGGGCCGCCCCGCTCGCTGTCAATCGAGGGTGGGGCGGAACCGAACAGGTTGACAGACCGGAACTCAGGAACCGGCAGGGCCGAAGCCCTCCTATCCGGCCCGCCCATAGGAGTGCCAGACGTGCGCAAACAAAAAGCCGCGCGTAAAAACGAAGCGCGGCTGATGTGCGCCTGAGTATTCCGGGCTGTCACCCCCGTGTGCCGCTGTTTCGGCAACCGGCCGAGTATACGGCGGGTGGGAGGAGGGTGCAATGCTCCGTGACACTGGTCCCCAAATGCGGTTGTCTGCGCCCATGTCGCCCCATGCATCGCCGAAATTCCGCGACCGGATAGAGAAAACGGCTCAACGGCGTTGGAGCTTGCCCGGGCTATGTTCAACAACGTAGACGCCGGGGTGCCAGATGAACCGCGAGCAGACGATATGGATTCCGCGGCAGCTCTCCGCCATATGCGTTGTGGCTGCCGCCATGCTCACTTCTTCGTGCATGGAGCCCTCGTATCAGGAGCGGTCCGACCAATGCAGAAAGTTCTGCCTTGATAGGGGGATGTTTGGTGCCCTGAAGCAAAGACCGGGGCCAATGTCATCGAAGCCGAGTGCGGTTCAATACGACTGTTTCTGCTATTAACGGAGGCGCCAGATGACTCCCAAGAAGGAACACTACGTGGCGATGGCCGCTTTGCTTCTGGCAATGGGGGCGTGTGGTCTTCTCGGCTACCTTACGCGATCTCGATTTTTCATACTGCCGGCTCTCGTTGCCGCGCTAGTTTATTCCCTTTGGAACCTCGCATTCTCATGCCGGAAATGCGGTACTCCGTATCTCTACGTGTTCAAAGGGATGGCGATCTTTCCAGCGCGCTTTCCCAAGCAATGCAGGAAATGCGGGTGGCCGACTAATCAAAGGTATGGCGATAAGGATTAGCTCACTGGCTTGATGTGGATGTCCCTCTATGAGACAGCTCTCGATGGTGCTTCTTGTTGCATTGGCGTCTGCAGTCGCCTTGGCCGCCGGCCCGTCAGGGACGACGGCGGAAGCTCTCCTTGCGCGCATCGAAAATGATGGGGCGCGCGTAGTGCTCGATGATCTTTGGGAGCACGAGGCCGACTTTGAGCGTGTGCTGGCCGGTGTCGAGTCTGGCGACGCCACTTGGCTAATGGTGGCATCAGCACTTCGGAAATATTCGGATGCTGGGGGCTCGTTGTCGCTCGACTACGCGGTGGCCCGTGCGCTCCCGGGTTCCCCCGAGCGGGTCTTAGGTTTGGTCGGGCACGGATTCGCTTTGCAGCGCATCTGCACGTCGCCCTTCATCGAACCGGCGCCGGGCGTTGCTGAAGCCTACAAGCAAAGGACATTGATGGCGCTTTCTGGAATCAACTCATCAACACTCGCGCCACTCGCTCGGGAATGCTCTGCGCGGATTGCGGCTGAGACTGGAGGCTCGGACCCCATATCTGATTGATGCTGATCGACAGACGCTGTCGGTATACCGCAGAGAGGTGCGTGTGCAGCGCCTCGATGCGCTTACAGAATCCGGCCTGCTTTCTTGAGTTCAACGACATTGGTCAACAACTGGGCCAAACACTCGCCCATGCTGTCGCCGTCAAACCGAACCACGCCAGCCCGAATGTGAGAGGCACTGAAGACGGTCGTGTACCTCTTCGACGTGCGCTCGCCATCGAACTTCAGGATCAAATACGCCTTGTTCGCTGCTGCGGCTTCTTCGAGTGCGCGGATTGCTCGATCAAGCGCGGGGCCCGGCTCATCGTTCAGGCCGTACAGGGAAGCGAGTTCGTCGATCACGGATTCATTCATTTTTGTGAGGTGGGCGGACAAAACGCGTTGGCGTACCGGTGGAGCGGCCGGCAGGGCTTAAAGCCCCATGTTAAGTCCGCTCAGAGAGAACAAACGTGCGCAGCATCCAGCCTGCGCACGCTTGAAACGGCCGGCATCTACACCCGGCCGTAAAGACGGGCGACCGCGATGGTGCGGCAACACCATCACGGCCGCCGGACCCACTGTTGGAGCAGTGAGCCAAGCCAAGGCCCGCCTACCTTCCTAGGAGGCGCGGCGATTCTAGCAAAGCACTTAGGCTCAATTGATACCAATGGCAACACCGATCATTCCGTGGATCGGCGGCAAGCGCCGCCTCGCGGATCTCCTGCTTTCCCGCTTTCCCGCCCACAAGTGCTACGTCGAGGTTTTTGCCGGCGGCGCCGCGCTGTATTTCCTGCGGCCCGCTGCCAACGTTGAAGTCATCAACGACATCAACGGCGATCTGGTGAACCTGTACCGCGTCGTGCAGCATCACCTCGAAGAGTTCGTGCGGCACTTCAAGTGGCTGCTGACCAGCCGGGAGATGTTCAAGATCCTGCAGGGCACACCGCCGCACACGCTCACGGACATCCAGCGCGCTGCGCGGTTCTACTACCTGCAGCACACGTGCTTTGGCGCCAAGCTGGAAGGGCAGACGTTCGGCACCGCGACCACGGCGCCAGCGCCAAACCTGCTGCGCATCGAGGAGTCATTGAGCGCCGCGCACCTGCGCCTGGCGGGCACGTACATCGAGAACCTGAACTGGGCCGACTGCATCGAGCGCTACGACCGGCCGCACACACTGTTCTACCTCGACCCGCCGTATTGGGAGACCGAGGGGTACGGTGTCGATTTTCCGTTCAGCGAGTACGAGCGCATGGCGCAGCTCATGCGCGGCATGAAGGGCAAAGCCATCGTCAGCCTGAATGACCATCCGGATATCCGCCGGTGCTTTGCGGGGTTCGAGATGGAGGCGGTGGATATCAATTACACCGTGGGCGGGGGGCAGGGGGTGTCGCGGCGGGAGGTGATTATTTACAGCTGGGATCGGGCGGCGGAGCCGGTGGGACTCTTCTAGCTGCTGGCGGGCGGCGTCGCAATACAAGCGCGGACTTGAATCGACGCTGCCTGCCGGAGGCCTCGACCGCCCCGAGTCCGCGGGTGGACGTTGCTACGGATAAAAGCCGCCCTTGCACACGCGGGCGCTGACTCATCCACCACTTGGGTGGTGTCAGAAAATGGGGCAACCCAGAAGTATCGGAGTGCTGGGATGCATGGAGAATTGTATAGGTTGCTACGGCCGTAGGGCTCCAAACTTCTTTCGCATCGCTATAGCTGGGCCGTACCCTTGATTTGCTGAATCATTGGCCAACGAGAGTGCCTGATCGATCCATTCCGGCCGATCTGCTCTGACGTTCTTATCTATGTAAGACAGGGCCACAGAGTCAATCGGAAATTTATCAAATATCGAATCGATAATCAGTTTCGCAAGAAAATACTCTGATTCCATATCGCCGCCCTTTGCCAGAGTCCGTAGTTCCTGTATCGCGAATGGATATGCTTGCGCCACGGCAAGGCAATTCTGCGGGCGCTGGAAGCCAGCCGCCTGCGGGCCAAAACAGTCTTTTTGTTTTCCAATCAGATTGGATAAAGCTAGGCCCTTCCGCTTATCGAGCAGGGCATCGCTTACCAATTGTTTTGAAGCATCTACGTCGGGCGTAGCAGCGGTGCTCTGCTGGTCAAGCACTTCGCCACAATGTGAAACTGCGCGGGTAACGTCGTCATGTGCAGTGGGAAGGGCCGAGCATGGGGAAGAAGACCTAGTGCCCCGATACGTCTGAATTTTACTCGCAACAGCTGTCTGCGTTGGCGCAGCTCCTGGTTCGTCTTCTCCAATTTCAACGTATATGTATATTGAAAATGAAAGAAACGATAGTAAAATCAGCATCGAAAGCGTGAACTCAAGTCTTCGCATGATGTAGGAAAAAGGAGGGAGTCGACCTGGAGCGGTGCTCCCTCAAAACGGGTGGTGCTCTTCGAATAAAGAATATTAGTGATAGTTTGCCGTATTTATATTTTTTGCGTTTATTGTATAGGTGCCGACTACCGTCGCGTCTCCTCGGGGGTTGACGAGGAGCTTTTCCACGGTAACGTTTCCATTAGCGTCCTGTTGCAACGGTTTGAGATAGATTCGCGTTCGGAAGGGTTCTGATGTCGAGTTTGGTGGTGTTGTCGGGCAGGTGATTGATACACTTTGCGTCACCCCATCAGAAACTGCATCGCACTTCGAAATGAGTCCGTTATATATTGAGTCAAACATTAAAGCGTAATTGGCTGGTGCGGTTGCCAGATTTTTGTAACCTGGATAGGGATCAATTGCCAGCGAATGAATCTGATTTGCGGTAGACGTGCTCAATGCAGGAAATGCGACGCTGTCGTATAGTGCGAGTTTCGCCTTGGCGTTGTTGTAGTCGGTAAGGTATGCTTGCTCAGAGCTAAGACTTTGCTGGGCGTCATTGTAATAATTCACACTATCCGTTTGATAGTAGAGGCCCATGTAATAGTTGTAATTATTGGAGTATTTAACGTAATTGTTTGCATCAACGTTTAATTTTGTAATTAGCAGTCGTCGCGAGGCGGTCGTCGCATTGTAGTGGGGGGCAATTCCGATCTGAGTGGCGTACGCCCAAATTGGAGTCATGAACACGCCAAAAGTTTGCGCTGCCGCGTACGCAGTCCATGATGCCGCGTTCGTGGTGAATCCCTTCTTGTTAATTAAATAGGTTTTTAGATACTCCTGCATCGTGTATCTTGCTGCATCCGTGACAAGTGTGAGCGCGGCATTGGTCGCGGCAATTACCAACTTCCCGTCCGATGTGATGTAATATGGGACGGTTGTTCCGATGTACGTTCCTAGTGCAACTTTCGCGACTGTTAATGCTGATGCTAATGTATCTCTCTGCGCTCCACCAAAATCTGGCGTATATGTAGTGGTGCCAAGATTTCTGGCAATGGAATCTGTTGCGGCATTAAAAAGGGTGCTGGTACTTGCCGAGACAGCGCCGGCGAATGCATCAGCAAAGGCTGCCTCTCTTTCTTCGTCGAGCTCCAATGCGGTTGCTGCTTGCGCTAATACTTCAGACGGATTGGTTGGCGGAAGAATGGAGTCACTGTGCCATGTGACAAATGCAGGGTCCTGCGCAATGGCATTCCCTACTTGCAGCGGATCCATTATGCTATTCATCAAGATTGTTACGTGCTCATTGGTCTGCGCTTTTACGGAAAGAGGGGCGGCAGCAAGTAGCGTAATGATTGCAATTTCCTTCAACGCTACCATGTTTCGTGATTTTTGATTTTTCATGATCATGGGTTTGGTAGGTGGCGTGGCATCGATATGACTGCATGGGATTAATATTGAAATGCAGAACAAATTGATACCCCGTAAACAATCGACAGCGTTCTGATTACTTGTTAGTAAAAAATACTTTGGAAATTTCCGCCACTCGTTTCCCGAGCAGCATTGCGGTTTCAAGGTCGCCTGCGCGCGGAGCTTCGTCCGGTGACGCATCAGACGGCGAGACGGCTAGTGCCCCACCAAATCCGCCGGTCCAATTAACGTCATTGGGTCCGCTTGATTTCTTGTTTGAGGGCATGAGCCCCGTGCCGACCCAAATTTGGCCGTGTTGTTGCGAAAGGGTCCAGAAGTACTCGATAGTCGAGAACTTATCGCCGTTAAGCGAGCCTGAGTTTGTGAAGCCGGCAGCGATCTTGTCCTTCCATGCTTGTGCGAACCATGGCTTCGACGACGCATCTGCGAATTTCTTGAACTGCCAGGCGGGGCCGCCCATATAAGTCGGGCTGCCGTAGATAATGGCATCAGCGCTGGAGATTTCTTCCCACGCGCCGGGGGCAAGCTCGCCGTGTTGATCGATCGGGAACAGATTGGCCTCACCAATTGTGGCGGCGCCTTCCAGCACAGCGCTGGCCTGTCTTGCCGTATGGCCGTAGCCACTAAAGAAGACGATAGCAATCTTGGTCATGTTTTTAATCCTGTTCGGTGGTGTAAGCGGAGTCATCGTTGATGTAGTTTCGACTCGCAAATTACATCTTCACGCCAATCTGGTTCATTAGCGTGCTGTTATCCCAGAAGAGGTATTCCTCGTCCATCTGACCTTGTTTGTTCCAGTGTCCGAGTGTTGCGACTGGGAGGTGGTAAGCCTTGCCGGTCGGTTGAATCAAATGTCCACCGCCCATGTCCATGGGCTTGGTGAAGGTGCCGTCGAGATACCCCATCACTGCGGTCCACTGTCCGTCGGCCGTTCCAAACCTGATGTGGTGCTCCGTGATTCGATTGTCGGGGGCGAACGTCCACATGAACGTCAGTTCTTTGATGTGGTCCGGAATGCCTTTTGTCGTATGGCCGTCCGGATAATGGACGACAATATTTTCAGCGTGGCTCTTATGAAGTTCGAGCCATTTTTGGTTGGTGTAGACCCGGAAGTCGAGGTCGTCGAAATTGGCAAGATTGGCTGCCAGTGCAGCCGGCATTCCAGGAATCTTCGAAAGAGGTGAATTGACGGTGGTCGGCGGCCAGGCATCTGTCTGAGCGAATGCCGATGCCCCGCTCAACAGCAGCATTGCGACGATGCCGACACGAATTTGAAGGCTGGTTTTCCGTTGCAT